GAAAGTGTGGTATTTCGATGAGGATGACACGGATGCGATTGAACGTGAGCTCGAGTTTGGAAATTACAAAAAAGAGACTTACGAGCAGACAAAGAACCGTGTGTCATCAGAGACTTATTACGACGACCTAGATCGTGAGGAAGCATATCGGAAGAGTTTTTATGGACATGAAGAGGAGGACAAGCTAGCTGAGCTGGATCGTCAAGACAAAGAGGATATTGACGCTGCTAAGCGTGAAGAAACGCAACAGAAGCGAAAAAGAAATCGATGTTGAGACCGAGAAGATGGCGTGGGACGAGTACGAGAAAACTGGCAATGCCAGTATGCTCCTTGCACTTGGTCTCGAACCGCAGAGTCTTGGTGACGATGAGTCTGGCAAGTATGTCTGCATTTGTGGAGCCACGAAGAGAAAGCATGAGTGCCGAAGTCCGATCAACATTGTTGGGAAGACGCCGGAACAAATTGCCGTTATCGTCAAGGCTCTGCAATTGCCTATAAGTCGGCAGGCGTATGATGATTCAGAGTTGAGTGGTGTGCCTGTTATGGGCAGTAAAAAGGAGAGTAACATCCCCTTGCCATCGATTCCGCCTGCCACGGTTGTTGAGGTAAAAGCGAGTGAGGTGAAAGCCGAACAAACAATTGCCCCGACACAAGCGCCGAGTCCTCAGGTTTTTCCCACGGTGGTCGCACCCGCGCCAGTCGTGACCGTGGAACAGAAGGCGCAGAGCAACGAAGAGAGATTAGAGAGATGCCTCGAGGATTGTCACAAAGCGTTTGCCAAACAGCAAGAACAGATGGCCAAGCAAATGGCCGAACATCTGGCTGCGGTGCAGCGACAAGAGAAGATCAGAGCCGAAAACAAGGTGAAACAAGATGCCATGTTAGCCGAACAAGCGAAACTAAAAGCGTTGAAGCAAGCCGAGCGCAAGGCGAAAAACGAGGCACTTCAGGCCGCCCAAGCTGCTGCGAAAGCTGCAAAACAGGAGGCCAAGAACAAGGTGAAACGGGACGTCGAGAGACCTTCCCGGCCTGCGGAGCAAAAGCGGTTACAACCCGCCCCTGCTCTGCAGGAACCAGTGTTGGAGAGCGAAGAAAGGACAGACCACTCACGTGTAATCTGGCCGGTCTTTCGCTGGAATCCGGAATGGGACAGTGCGCCATGGACGATGGAATTCGAGAAGTGGGACAAATTTGGGAAACCATACACAGTCTCGTACTTGAATCTAACGGCGGGGCGCCTGATGTGGGACAGTCGATGGCCGGAGACGGTCAAGAAATTGCCGCCGCTTTCCAGACCGGAGCCACAATTGGGCCCTTCTCTGTCAGAGCTCGGGGTACTCCCGCCTCGCGCGGTGGTGCCCAGTGGGTCCGCCAATTTGAATCTCCCGTAGAGTGGTACGCTAACGCGTGCCAGCACTATGGGATACCAGATGTGTCTGTGTTTGGTGAGAAATTGTCTTTTTTGCGTCAGGTTCCTGTGAAATTCAATCGTAAGTCTCCTCCCTCTATTCTTCAAAGGAGGAAAGCAATCCGTACTTGCGAAATGCTGTATACTGAAGCCCGGTGGCTGTCAATGTTTGATAAGTGCCCGTCTGAGGTTAGGTGTGTTGAACTTTTTGATGAAGTGTTTGATGTGTGAAATGAATTCGTCGCCAGGGTATCCGTACGTCTGGCAGGGTGTTTCTACAAATCGGCAGATATCCGAGAGTGTTGAGTTGAAAAATGTTGTTCGTCAACGTTATTTGGAATTGTGGCGGTTGATTCGGGAGGGCAAGGAATTGCCCAGACCTGTCACCCGTATATTTGTGAAAAATGAGCCGCATAAGTTGAAGAAAATTAGGGAGGGGAGATACCGTTTGATCTGGGCGCTTCCGTTGGAATGGCAGCTCCTGCATCGCACGGCTTTTGGTCCTTCCCTTGCCGCCGAGCAAGCTAATCACGAGAAAATCCCCACCAAGGATGGACTCAGTTTGATTAAAGGCGGGTCCAATCGTTTTATTACTGACTTAGACGATGGAAGTGACAAGATAGGAGATCGAGATTTGGAATCGTGGGACTTGTCGGCATCGGAGTGGTTGATTAAGGACTCGAATGAAGTGCGAAAGCGCCTCTGTCTAAATCCCAGCCCGTTTGCGCTTGACCTACTTGATCGATGTCAGAGGAGCTTGTTGTTAGTAGACGTGATTTTTTCCGACGGTACAATGTTGGAACAGACTGAACCGGGGATTGTCAAATCCGGTTCTTTTATCACGTTGAGTGGCAATTCGATGATGCAAGTCCTCCTCAAAATTCTGTTTTGCGATGAGAAGTGTGGGGGATTTGTGGAACAATTTCACAAGATTGCGGCTGTCGGCGATGACTCGCTTGAACGCATGCATGGTGTGAATCCACAGCAATTCCAGCAATGGTTGACTGAGAAAGGGTTCAAGTGCAAAGATTTTAATGTCGGCAA